AGTTGTAGCAAAACCTGTAGTTGTAGCAAAACCAGTTGTAGCAAAACCAGTTGTAAAGAAACCTATTAAAATTCCATTTACATTTGTGTCATCTACTGCTTCTGGCGATCCACACACCGATACATTTGATGGTGTTCATCATGATACAATGATTTCTGGCTGGTTTACATGGGCTCAAAATTCCGTAATTAACGTTCAAGCATATTCGCAATTAGGATGTATGCCTCGAAGTATCCCAAACACATGCATTCGTAGTGTTGCAGTCGAAATTACACCACCAAATTCAAAAAACATGTTGATTGTTTCATGGGGAACGTGGCCACCTTCAAATGAAGTTCAAAATATTATAATACAAGATTCGTTTGGAAAAATGATAAATACTCCTCCTCAAAGATATAAAACTGATACCTATCTAAATGGTCTCTATAAAATTTCTATGAATGGTGGAAATCTCATGATTTCACCAATTGGTGATGCTGTATCAGATCCTGCTTTAGCTGTTTCTGTAACAATTGGTACTTATTTACTAGCTGTAACACTTCCTCGTGCTGCTCCTCATTTGGGACATACAAATGGTTTAATGGGATATTTTAGCGGAAATCGTGACCATAGTAGTGTATTTCGTAATCGTGATGGATCTAGTTCAAAAATTACAAAACATGGATGGGCTAGACAACAAAATAAAGAAGTTAACGAATGGGCAAAAACACATGTTGTAAGTACACCTTCTGGTATGAATCCTCCAATCAGTTTTAGTGTTGGTATTGGTCGTAAATTATTATCAGTTGACTTGGTTGATAGTTTTGATGATGTTTATTCGCCATTTCCTCGCGCAAGTGATCCAGTTATTTTACCAAGTTTTGTTCCAAAAGTTACTGCCAAAACACTCAGCTTTTGTAACAATCTATTAAAACCATTATTAAAACATGCAAACAAGCAAAAATTTGCAACACAGATGCGGTCTTGTTTACAAGATGCTGAATCTCCGTCCGTTGCACGTACGATTGCTAAAGTTATCGTAGTTTCTCGTGTACAACAAAAACAGGCAAAGAAAGCTTTGGTTAAAGCCGTCGTAAAAGCAATAAAATTAGAACAAAAATTAAAACGAAAATTACTACTTCTTAACAAGACCAAAATTTATAATAATACAAAGAACAAGATTAACGATGATGACGATGATGACGATGACGATGATGATGATGATGACGACGATTAATAAAAGTGTTAGTTATATAAAATTGAATAATTGAATTTTATAACAAAAACAAACAAAACAAACAAAACATGCAAATTTTACATTTATTCTTGTATCTTCTTACTACATCCGAATATTATAAACAAAAGATGACAAAAATTGGTATTACATCAAACATGTTGGAAACCTATTACACTTATTTTGAACCAATAAATGATAATTGGACGTTTTTAGCAATTTATAATATTAGTGGTACAAACGAAACATTACAACCAATTTATTCAAATCTAGATCATCCAAATGAACAACAATTGCGTTATAATTGGTATCCAGATGTATTACCAACATCTATTGAAAAATTTTTACACCTTCATAATGTTGACTATGTTGTAATGAATCGATTAATAGACGCTGAACAACAAAAAATAATCTTTGAAACAAAGACAAACACAAACGTAAATACAAACGTAAATACAAATAAAGACACTCAATCACAATTTGATATCATTACAACACAAACGATCGAATTAAATATTATGCCTAAACGTAAATATAAACTTACCAAACGGTATAAATATCTTAAAACAGATTTATGACTAATAGAACGCATATATTTATTTTTTTGACATGCACGCTTTTTTCAAAAAGCGTTTTAATTAATGAAAAGTAATGAAAAGTATGCAATCACGTCTAGAAACATTATCTCAAATCGGTAATGGTATTTTACTTTTTCCATTTATGGATCGTTTAATAGAAGGGCGATCATTTCATGCTAATCAAATTAGAAAACAAAAAGAAAAACAAAAAGAAAGATATTGCTGTTGGTTTCCTGATATATCATCAAACTATTTACAATTTGATTTTTATATCGAAACATTAGAGCGACAAACTAATAATAATCATTTTAGAAAACCATCCATTTTTTTTGGATTACCTACAAAAGTGATTACATTAACTAGTGAAGTAATCATGTATGATTTATTAGATGCATTAGAAAATCACGAAAACTATTATGGTTTATACAGTTTACCGATTGTTAGAGAAGATTTAATGTATTTATCGGATCCAGAAAAATGGCATAAAATGGTAATGGTAGGATATAATACGACGTTTGCAGTATTAATTAACGCTAAAGATGGAGAAGAACCTTATTTATTATCATCGTCGCGAGGTTATCTTTTTAATGAAAATAAATTTTAACAAAATTACCCTTATTTATAACAAAAAATTATTATAAATATAATACAGTACCTATAGATCTCCTATATCTAGTGAATATACAGCATGCATTTTCAAATATGGATTAAGACTTTTTAATTCAGGATTTTTTTGACATAAAATATAGATAATATAATGATTTGGGTTATGTATACCAAAATATTTATCTTTATCTACACTATGTAATACCAAACAAGATGATATTTCATCATCGCCAATTGGTAATCCTAGTCGATAACAACCCAAATAAAAATAAACATCTTCAGCATCTGTTTCAATAGACATTTTATCATCAGTTGTTGGTTTTGGCGGAAATGCTTCAATAATTTTAATCATATCAAGTCTTTTTCTAAGTGATAAACCACCATTTCCGTTACAATATTTTATTTTTTTATCGACGGAATCACGAACCATTTCACCCCATACTCCACACATGTTTCCACCGATATAACTTTGATTTAATGCAAGAAATGTGTCAATAGGTATTAAATTCATCGGCCATGTATCAACTTGGACCGTCAATATAAATTCACCTTCTAACGATTCCCATACACTTTTTTGTTTCATAAAATCACTGTATTCTGAAGCTTTTCCAAAATTTTCAACGTCTAGTTCACGAAATTCGATAGTAGCTTTAAAATGCTCAATAACCGATTTCCACACGGTCAATGTACCTTTTCCACAATAAAAAACGTAATTCCATGTATCACCTAGAAATTTATAATATTCATTCATAATTGGAATGACATAATCAATTAAACGAGGTTCAACCATCATTACCGTGTTTTTCATTTTTTATTTGTATTTATATATTATTTTTAATGATTAAATATCTTTATAAGATATTCAATTGTATTTTTTTCTCGTTTATGAACAGCTGGATGTTTATGTAATTCTTCGATAGAATGAACATGTTGATACATCAACGGATTTTTAACACGCTCTATTGACATTTTACAAATAATAGTGGCATAATAAGAAATCATATAATCATCTTGATAAAATATATCAGGGCATTCCTTCATACTTTTATCTAAAAAGTCAATATATTCAGAAAGAGTTGTATTTTCAAAAAAATATGGTGGTAACATGTAACTATCTGCCCCCTGTAAATGAAAAATACCAGGTAAACGTTGTGTAGTTGCAAAATGGGTATAAATAGTTGGTAGCATTGGCATTTCTGAATAAGATTTCACAGTATCAATGTGGTACGCTAAATCATCATCACAAATAATAATGTATAAATTGTTCTTGTTTTCTTTCATTTTTTTGCAAAATGTCAAGGCTCCAATAATTTTATCGTTAGGACCGTGATCTTTACCATCAAGTATTTGAATACTAATTTTATCTGATAATTTTTTATAACTGTTAATACCAACTCTTTCAGGTGATTGAAGTACCCCAAAATGTTTATAATTTTCTCTAATACTAATGACGATTTTATCAACGGGTATAGATTGATTTAACCATGATTGAATGGTGTATTGTAAATACGGAAAACGCGGAGGTATTGTCGTGAAATGGACTACAATATACGGAGTTTGTATAGGAGTTGGTGTAGGTTCTTGATTCATATTATTCTTATTTTATATTATTATTTTTCTTTTAAGATGTTTTGTTTCATAAAATTGAATAAATAGCAATAAAAATAGAAAACAAAAAATGAAACGAAATAACGACTACGATTTCGATATCAAACGCGTTGACCATGTTGCAACCTTTCATCATTTACAAGACTTTATCATGTCTTCTTTATTTCAATTAAAACAACACTTTGAGTGTGTTTTGACTGGAGGTTTTGCATATCAATTAATCTATAAAAATCTTTCTTCTCCTTATACACATGATGTTGATGTCTTGGTAAAATGCAAAGCAAATGAAGAGAATTTATCTAAATTCATAGCACTTATCACAGAACAAATCAATCAAAAAACAATTGAATACACTCAACCATTTGAAATAAACGATTTGACAAATCACCCTGAACTTCGTTGTAAACATACAAAAATGATGATACATCCACATGTATGTGTTGCTGTTCGATATTGTGATGACGTTATTGGTACTAAATTATTAGTTTTTGTAAAACAGTTGCCTTGTCTTAAAAAAATCATCGATATCCGAGGGTTAAATCAAGAAATCGTTTGTATCATGGATTTCAAATTTGTTGATTTCATGACACGTACAGAAGAAGTAAAACAACACAATTTTCGAGTTGTGAATAAAGAGTTTTTAACAGACGGATTTCGTTTATCGTTTCAACATAAATTAAAACAGTTAGAAGATTTACAAACAGAAAATAATCCAATTCTCTATCCGATTGTTAGGAACTATCAATGTCGTTTACATGTACTTTATGATCGTTTATGTGTTTTGGATCCTTTACTTGCGCAACATTTAGTAAATGAATGGCAAATCTTGGTGGATAAGAAATTTCCAGGATATACCACCACAGATCACGCCTCTTTTTATTTATTTTTTTTAGAAAAATGTAAAGAACGTCTAGAATTATTTACAAAGCATGTAGAAAAAGAAAAAGAACGTAAAAAGATAGAAATTGAACAACAAAGACGTCAAGAACAGTCGAAAAAAGATAAGGAAAAAATAAATAAAGAAAGTATAAATGTAGGTGGAAGCGTAGGTGAAAGTGAAAGTATAGAAAAGAAACGTGAAAAGAAAAAAAAAAATAGTCCTAAAAAAAGTACTAATAAAAGTACTAATAAAATTTGTAACAAAAGTAGTAATGTATTGGATATTGATGATAAAGAATTAGAACAAATCATTATGATTGCAAAAGAAAAAATAGAAAAAGAGAAAAAAATGCAACAAAAAAAATTAATTAAAAAAATACCAGAAACCGACACGGAAGTAATCATGCTTTTAAATATTTTTACAATGATTAGTTTTGGAAAATTTGATGCAGACAATGAAGAATGTCACAAAACAGTTTCCTATATGTTTAAGAACGAACATAAACTTGTTCCATTTATTTCTAAATTAAATTACAAACAAAAACAACAATTAGAACAGCAAATGGAAAACATTGCAAATATGGCAATAATGTGTCAAGATGAGTGTTTATTTGAACTAAAACATATTGAGAAACGAATGAATTATAATACACGCCCTCAAAAAGACGTTATTTTACGTATAATCACAGGTTGGTGGAGTGATTTTTATAAAAAAAATACATTTATCAATCTGATGCGATTATTAGATATTTTTTCAAAAGTGATGAAAACAACTATTTCAAGTATTTTTTCAAGGCATAAAGTAAAAAATTGGGATCTTTCCCTATTTCTTTATCGTGATATTGAAGACATGAATAATAATCGTGACCATTTGATCGCATGGATGTCTTCTAAAATAAAGTTTGTCATGTTGTATATTAAACAAAAGCTATACGATGACATAAATAATCAATCGCAAAATAAATCACCACAAAACCAATCACAAAAATTATTTCATAACTTTTTAGATATTTTTAATCATCATTGTCTTTTTGATAGACAATCGAACTATATACAAGACAATGAATCTTTTTACAATAGAATGTTGAAACATTCCGAGTATTTATTGACCTTTAATAACATGAAATTACAAGGTTTAGAATCATTAATGAAAGAAAATATTTGGGTCATTACTAAAGATGGTGAAGAAGAGTTAAATATTTATTTTAAAAAACCTGACGAATTTTTATATTCTCCAAATAACATGATTTTGATCAATCAAAGCA